TTTGTACTTGGACCTGTTTTATAAACATTTGAGGTTCTGCCTGTAGTTGGATCTGGAATATTTATTTTTATTTCATATCCTGCAACAAATTCATACGGAGTTGTTTTTGCGGCCCCATCAACATCTAATCTTGTAGACTGAGGTGCTTCCCAACTTGCTAATAAATTAAGTCCTAATTCAGGAGTTGCTTCAGTATCTTTTGTGTCATCTGCTCCTCCTGGAATCGCAGTAAGTGAAAAACTTCTAGGTGCTGGAACTTCTTCCCCTCTTGTAGGGCCTTTTCTATCTGTAGGAACGATATCAATAGTATATCCACGATCAATAATATCAAACTTATCATGGCTGTATTCTACTGCTGTAATTTGGTAAGTTTGTTGTTGTGAATTTTCGGTATTAGATATTATAACATATTCTTTTGGGGATCCTGCAACTTTTTCTCCTGTTGCATCTGTTCGTGCTGTAATAGACCAAATTACTTCGGCATTTGGAGCCTCAGAAAAAGCAGAAGAAACAGTTACGTCTCCAGATGAATTATAGCTAGAGATTTGTTTAGTTTCGATTCGAGCTTCTTCTGACCAAAATAACTGTACTACATTGCCATCATCATCTTTTACATTATTTGCTTTAGTTTCTGTATCTACTGAGGCTCCGTCCTCATCAACTAGTATTAAGTCTCCTCTTTGATATGTTGTGGAATTAATTACTGCTGAAACTTGAGATAAATAAGCCCCTCCTTTTGGATATATAAGATTTAACTCAAATGTAGTATTTGCAGCACTTAAATCAATTGCTCTATCTAAATAAACTCTAGTTGTTGTTGAAGAAGTAGAAGTATTTACTCTTCCACTAAATTGAACATCATCTGTGTCTGCATCCTGTACTTCTATTACATCTCCTGGAAGTAAAAAAGCTGCGTTTAAACCTGTTTCAAAACTAACTACTTCTTTTTCTAATTTCTCACTAAGTAGATGCCATTTACCAAATCTTTTTGCTTGTCCTTGGCTTGTACAACCAAAAGCAACAACTTCTTTTGGATTTATTTTTCCTGTGCTTATTATATTTTCAGTATCTTCAACAATTTCTACATCTTGTTCATATAAAGTATCTGGGTTATTCCAAGTAACTCTTATTTGATTTGATCGGTTACGTCTTGAACTTGATTGATAAGCAAATACTCCACCTACAACATTACCTTTTGTAAAGGTATAAATAGGACTTTTATAGGCATTTACACTTGCAGAAACTTGTCCGTCAAACCATAATAACATACCTCTAAAAACACTATATAAATCTTTTACTACTTTTTGTGCTTCTGCTCCTTCTTTTAGATATATATTTGCAGAAAATCTAGGTTCTGTTCCTCCTTTTCCATCAGGAACTAATTCATCACAGTATTTTGCAATTTGAAATAATTTAAATTTATCTATATATTTAAAGTCATCATCTGGATCTAAGTATTTTCCAAGACCATATCTGTCATTTGTCAATAAATCCATCATAATCCAGACAGGATTATCTGTCCAAATTGGATTATGGTTAGGATCTTTTGCACTTGTAAAAGTTTTTATATCACCCCTAAAGTTACCATCCCAATCTTGATAGTCTGATTCGTTTGTAACAGTAAAACTTCCTCCACCATTATCTACAACCTTTCTAGTATATGAAGCGTTTGCTCCTTCGCTTAGTTCATGACGAGAAAAGTAGTTAGTTGGAACTTTACATTTAAGTCCACGAATATGATAACCTCGAATTGGAATATCAGTAAATTCTTCTGCGGCAAATACTAATCCTCCATATGCAGTATATGGATAAGATAGTTTATCTTTTATAATATTTTCGATTGCTTTTACAGTAGTACCATTATATTGTTGAGTTGTTCCATGAGTTGCGTTTGCAATACTTACTCTTTTAATTTTTACTTTATATCCTGTAAAAGGTTTAAACTGCTCTATATCAAAACTAAATGTTCTTGTAAAAGGTGTTTTTGTAAGAGTTTCATAGAATCCATTATTAGGAAAAACAGGTCTACCTTGTCTTCCTCCATAGTCTATTTGTCTTGTATTTATTTCATTGTCTGTTGGTCCAAACTGAATTGTTTCTGTATAGTTTGATCCATCTTGTGTATAAGAAAAGAATATTTGAAATTCAGCATGTGCATTAAACTCTCTACCATTTTTACTTTTATACCCATATAATCCTTGAGGAAAATCTATAGTTATATTTATTTGATCTACTTCTTCTGGATTTGTAACTCCCATTTGAGTATGAGTTCTTTCTACCCCTGTATCTCCTGAAGTCGGTTCTGTCGCATTAATCCACCCTCCATCATCCGCAGGAGTTGCTGAAACATTACTTAAATATCCGTAGTAACTTGCAGGTAATTCTGCTCCGATACTTGCTGCAATTGATCCACTACCTAATCCTCCAGGACCTGGTAGTACTCCTTGATCTCTATACCCTGAACGAAATGCATAAGAAACTCTTTCAAAGTTTAATTTAGGAGTACTTTGGGCTGTTTGAGTAGGTACAGACATTTCAGAGAAGACATTTGAAACACTTACTCCTCCACCATTTGTAAGAGTAGCAGTATTACCAGAAAAAGAAGAAATTGCATCTACTAAATCTATTTCTATATCTTTTCCAGAAACTGTTGTAGGAACAGGGGGATAAACTGTTACTTCTGTAGAACTTGTGAACTCTGTTATATAACCAATATAGTCAGCTCCATTTGCTCCTGCATCTTTTATAACTACATATTGACTTAGAAGATAAGTTGTATTTGCTTTGTATCTTTCATCATCTGAAGCAAAGAAAGCACTTGAAGTTGTTACAGTTTTTGAATCTGCTGTTGTTGATGCAATACCCGATCCTTGTTTTTTAGCCCCCGCAATAAGTATATAATATGTTCCTTCATCGCTATTACGATCTGTAAACATAGTACTTGTGTTATCGGTTACTACTCCTGTACTAGAATTATAGCTAACATCTCTTGAAGTTGAAGCTGCCCAAACTTTCTTTTGACTTTCATTTATAATCGGTACTCCATTTAAATATATAGAAGCAGCACCATCTACAAGTCCATGAATTGGACCTTCAGAAAGTAAATCATATACTACAGCTGTTTGTTCGGAAGTATTGCTTACTTTTCCGCCGTACCAGCCATCATTTCCGTTTCCTGTTCCTGCCATAATTATTTTTACTTAGTACAAGGAGAAGTTAGCATCACTTCCGCCACTTCTTCCATCGTCTCCTGCGTTGCCGCCTGAGCCTCCTGTATTATTTGTTATAGTTTGGTATCTTCCATAAGTATCATGAGAACCATAACCTGATTCTGAGATTGTAACTCTTGAAAATCCTGAAGCATAATCTGCTTGTCTATCTGTAAACCCAAAATTGATTGGGGCTCCTCCAATTATTAACTCTCCATAACACAGAGGCACAGGGATGCCTTGTTTAACACTATTTTCTGGACCATTAAATAAGTACCCGTCAGGAGAGTTACTCGGGGTATTTGGAGTGAGCATTTCAACTATACCAATACTTGCAAGTAAAGCACCTCCAGCTATTAAGTAATATGCTCCTACAGCAAGTATAGGGTTTCCTGACATTAACGCAAGTACACCAATTACAATTAAAGCAATTCCAACAATTGCTTTTATTCGTCCTGCTGTTTTTCCTGCACCAACTGGAAGAGGAGTTATAATTAAATCGTCGTTTCCTAACTCCATTTGTAAGTTATCGTACTCTAGAAAATCTTCTCCTCTTTGTACTGTAAATTCAATTCCTTTTTCAGTGCAATCTATTAAATATTGTTTTAATTTTCCATCTCTTTGTACATCAATTCCATTCATTGCTTCGCGCACAGTAGATGCATTGAGTCTCCAATGCTCACCGAAAAGTTTTCCCATTTTTCCTTTTAAATAAATGTTTCTTGTCATTCTGGTTTCAATATATAATATTCTTTCTGTGGGTAACTTACAATTAAGTAAGGAATGTCAACTTCATTACACCCGTTTATGTCATGCTGACTTGGTTTACAATCTTCCATATAGTGACTATGGACTACATATAAAATTTTAGAAGTGAGTTGATATTTAACGAAAGTTTCTCCGTCAATTTTAAACTCATCTTTTTCTGTGGAAATATTTTCACACAAAATCCATTTTATTTTGTCATTTTGCTGAATTATAAGTCCACACATTTCTTTTGGTGCGGCTTTTTCAGCGTCTAAATAAATTTGTTCTAGTAGATTATTTAAATCTTTTTGCACCTGGGTAGCCTCCAAACATTAGTACAGCTGATGTATCAGGATTTGCTTTTCCTGTTGTAGTTGCTGTTCCAGCTGATTTAGGATCCCACCCATATCTTCTTTTACAAGACTCTAAAGTTTTTCCACACATATCTCCGAGTTCCCAATATTCATTGAACCCAGGAGCTTGATTTGTATTTGTTTTCTTGGCTTTCCAAAGACGAGTAAGACCTCCACTCGTATATCTTACATAATCATTATGCCTATCTTCTGTATAAGCATAATAAGTTGTAGAGCTATCCCAAGTTGTCCATAATCGTATTCTATTTACATTTGTATTATTATCCGTTAAAGTTCCTGGACTTCCTTCTGTCTTTTTTGCTTGCCAATAATTTGTAATTGTTGAAGAATCTGCTGCAGTATCTATAGAACCATTTTCGTTTAGTCTTCTTACGCCACTTGCGGTTCCTAAAGTTGTTGTATTGGAGTAATATCCATTTGCTGCTATTCCTCCTGTAGTATGGGTTGTAAAAGTTACTGC